TAAGGCGTTCGCAAGCCTCTATGGTTTTACGGTCGTGGTCGGTCATCGTTTGTCCTCCAAGGCCATTGCAATTCGTTCAAGTTGCATTTCGATTCCATATAAACGGTTGCTAAGGATCGAAAGGGATTCAGTAAGCGAAGTCGAGCATTGGCCTCGATCATCGCTAACCACCTGCATTTCCCCTCCGCAGTGAATAGCGCGGGCAATTTTTTCGGCAAGTAATTTAGCAATCAAATCTTCCATGGTTACCTCGAATATTTGTTGTAAAGACGCTCGACTCGCGCAGCGTTGCGCACAGTTATCATTTTCTTGCCCAGCTGTAGGCCACTGCCTTTCTGGCCAAGCTCCCGGGCAATCCTCAGCTTGGTAAATCCTTCCTCCTGCAGCCACGCAATCAGCCGCCACGTTTGCGCAGCCGACACCAGCGCTCCGTCATTGCGACACGAAGCGGTGACGGGCAAACCGTCCTGGGCTCAGTGAGGAAGCGGCCATGAATACAACCGTCTTCACTGCCAGCCACTACGGCGTCGTGCGTTTCGGCGATCTGCAATGCGAGGCCGTCGTCCTCAAGGGCGGCGAGCGCGGCTACGTTCGTCGCCAACTGGCCAAGCTGCTGGGCTTCCACGAGACGCACAAGGGTGGCCGATTTGCCCGGTTTCTGGCCGATTTCGCGCCTAACTCCTTGTCGGCATTGGAGAAAACTCGTGAGCCGATTCTGTTGCCATCAGGTCGGCAGGCGCAGTTCTTCCCGGCGGGGATCATTGCGGACGTCGCGTCGGCGGTGGTCAGCGCCGCCATCAACGGCACGCTGCACAAGGCCCGCCAGGGCATCGTGCCCAACTGCATGAAGATCATGCGCGCGCTGGCCACCACCGGCGAGGTCGCGCCATTGGCCGTCTTCGTAGGTCGCAACCCAGGCCTCTCCGTTTAGCGCGACCAACACCGGATCATCATCGTGCGGCAGCCCGTAGGTCGTTGGCGTCCACCGCAGCAACACGTTGGACGGCTCCTCATACCTGCTCATGGCGTTTCCTCCGCAGCGTGCTTTCGATGTTGGCGACCAGATCCAGAAACCCGTACACCTCGCGGTCCAGCCGGTCGTAGGCGTCCTGCGTCATCTGGTGACGCACGATGTGCAGGTCCATGCCGCTGTGGGCTAGGCGCGGGTCATATATGGCCACGTCGCACCATTCACGGTCCAGAATCCACATCTGCCACTCGACTTGAGGCGCGTAGTCGCTGATGTCGTCGGTTGCCCAGATTCGGGCAATCCGGGCTTGGTCGAACGGGCACTTGATTTCCAGCAGCCCATCAGTCCCGATAAGCCCATCCGGGCTCGCGCCGGCCTGCATCTTGTCGTGGAGCGCAAAGCCCATCTGGTCGACCAGCACGCCAGTGCGGGCTTCGTAGGCCGCCCGCGCTTCGGGCTCAAGTTCTGAGCCTCTGGACATGGCGACCGTGACCGCCTTGTCGATCGCGCTGCCGTTTACCCGCTCAAACGCCAATTCAATGGCGTAGTCCTGAGCCGCTTTGGCCCATGTCCCGGTGCGCAGTTTGGACAGCGCGTCGCCAGCCCGGCTAGCGGTGGCCACGCCAAGGCGCGCACGCAGCCACTCGGCGGTCCCTTGCTCGCAGTTGATGACTCTCACTCTGCCACCTCCTGCGCCGCCTGTGAGGCGCTCAGGCGCGTTTTGGCGCTGTCCTTCTCCTCAGCCAGCGCCTTGCGGGCATCGGCGCTCAGGTCGCGCCACACGGCGCCCAGTTCGGACAGGCTGCCAGCGTCGCGCAAGGCCTGGCGGGCGTCGACGTACCGTTCCGGGTCCGGCTTGCGGCTGGTGACCGGGGCAGGCCTGCCGGCGTGTTGGGCGCTGTTTCCGTCGTCGTCCTCTTGAGCGATGGCGACCATGGCGGCCAAAGAGTAACGGCGCAAATAGGTGGTGGCGGCGCCGATACCCTGCGCATCGACTTTCGCCGGCACGCAGGAAGCGCAGCTGCTGACCCAGCCGCCTTCCTTGTGCCCCAGCACGGTCTGCACGCTGACGGTCGCACCGTCAAAGCTGGTGGACTGCATGATGCACATCCCGTGCTTGGCCAGCACCGGGCGGCAAGTGTTGAGAACTTCTGCGAGGTCTGCGTATTTGCTGCGGAAGGCCGGGTTGACGCTGCCTTTGGTGGCGTTTTCAATCTCGGCCTGAGCGGCCGCCAACGCCATCAGAAGCGCCGGGTTTGCGTTTGTCATGTCCATGGTGTTCCCCTAGATGTCGCGCTGGTTGGATTCCCAGACCAGCTCGGACCAGTTGTCGTCAATGTGGTTGTCGATTTGCTCTTGGGCAAATCGGTGCGCGTGGTTGAGCAGCTGCCGGCCGAGGTTGGCCAGCGCCAGTTCGCGCGGCACCACGGCGGCGCCTGCCTTGGTCAGGTCGCTCTTGATGGCCTGCTGCAAGGCCGTGACGAAGGCGGTCAGGTTCTGGTCATGCTCAGGCCGGCACTCAACTAGCCCGACGAGCATGTGATAGACGCAATCCTCGCCATCGTAGTAGTCGGCCAGCGCGTCGGCTTGGTCCCGTGTTGACATGGCGTCGACGCAGTTGACCTCTTCGTTGAATCGAACGTGTGAAATGCAGTGCATTGTTCTTCCTTTAGTTCAGTTGCGAATAAAGACGCCCGACGTATTCGAGCGCCCACATGTAAGCCGAGAACACGGTCCCGGCGACAAGCCAAATAACGGCGACCTCGATCAGTTTGGATGGGGTCATTGAGGTTTTGCGCACCGCCATCGGGCGGCGCTTGATGTAGCGGTTTGGGCCGTAGTCGTCCATTTGCTCTCCAGTGAATTGAGGCGGAATTGCCTGCTACGGGTCAAATGCTATTCCAGCCAAAATGGAATTGCAACGGGTTTGATATTTTTTTTATGGAGGTGTCTGTTGCGGGCTGCTTGGTCAGTTGCTATAACGGTTCCGGGCGATGCGGCACGTCGGTGGTCGCCTAGGGTTTGAACCCCGCAACACGAGCAAGCCATAGCGGGGGCGGTGGGCTGAGGTCAGAGCCGGGCGGTAGTCGAGCAATCGATGCAAGTCTGACCAGCGCGATGCGACGGATCGGCTCCGATGGGCAGGTTCTCGGGCGCAGGCGAAACTGTAGGGAATCCTACGGTATAGGCTGCGCTCGCTCAGGATCTCACCAATGGGCAGGGGTTAAGAGAGAACATCTGGGGATAACATGGAAACCGTAGAGGATCAGACAAAACGGCGGAAGCGCCCAACACACGCAACGCCTGAAAGTGCCTTGCAGTACTGGGTCGATGTCGTTGGCATGAGGCAAACCGAAATTTGCCGGGCTGCAGGCATTAGTCCGCCTAAGTTAAACGACATGCTGCACGGCCGTCGCCCGTTCGATGACCAGCTGCTGGACTGGCTTGGGTTCGAGCGAGTCGTGATTTACCGTCGCAAGAGGGTTTCATCCGATGCCTAAAAAAACTGGCCCATCACTGTCTGTTGGCCGAGGCGAGAAACTGCCTGTATCGCGTGGCGCTGGCCTGACCGAAAAGGGTCGGGAAAAGTACAACCGGGAGACTGGCAGCAATCTCAGGGCGCCGGCACCAAGCCCGAAGACCGCTGCGGACAAGGCTAGGAAAGATTCGTTCTGCGCCAGAATGGGCGCGGTTGCTGCAAAGGCTGACAATGGCGAACGCGCAAAGGCTGCGCTGAAGAGGTGGAAATGCCCCTGAAAAAATCGGCTTCGAAAGAGGCGTTCAAGCAAAACATCAAAACCGAAATCAAGTCTGGCAAACCGCCCAAGCAGGCCGTTGCCATTGCTTATTCAGTGAAACGCGAGGCAAAGAAAAAATGAAGGGAAGCAAACCCGGCCTGTACGCCAACATCAACGCCAAGCGCGAACGGATCGAGTCCGGCAGCGGCGAGAAAATGCGCAAGCCCGGCAGCCCTGGCGCACCCAGCGCGAAGGCCTTCAAAGAATCGGCAAAAACATCGGCAAAGCCAGCGTCAAAAAAGTGACGGAAATCACGCTTGCGCTGCCTTGGCCGCCATCGGCCAACCAGTGCTACCGGCTGATTCGCTCCGGAAAATTGATGGGCCGCGTGCTGATGTCTGCGGAAGGGCGGGCCTACCGAAAGGCAGTCGACGCCGTCGTTCGGCAGGCGAAAGGCCGGATGTGCTGGGCAACGCGGTTGCGGGTAGAGATTCTGGCCTATCCGCCAGACCGGCGAGCGAGAGACATCGATAACCTGTTCAAGGCGGTCCTAGATGCGCTGCAGGCCAGCGGCGTTTTTCTCAATGACGCGCAGATCGACCAGCTGGAAATTATGCGCGGCGAGCCGGTCAAGGGCGGTTCGATCGTGGCGCGCGTTGAGCAGCTGCACCAGCCCGTTTCGTGGCGCAAGGCTCTGGGGGACGACCCGTGAAAAACCGCGAGATGCACGACGTGCTGGCGTTTGTGATGGCGCAGCTGCGCACGGAAATCGAATCGGCTGACAAACAGGAGAGCAGGACCGCATGGTTGAACAACTCGCTGTTGCATTTGATCGAGGCCAGGCACGCCTTGGACCGCGCAGGAGCGCAAACGTGGGCACGCGAGAGCTAGAGCGTGGTCATGGGCGCCTACGGAACTGGGCCGACTGGGCACTGGCGTACAGCGCACGTACCGGGTATCCGCAGGCCAGCGCCTTCGCGAGACTGTACCGGCCAGAGGCTGGAGACGTCTGGGACGGCATCGAGCCCGACGAGGCCAGAACCGTGGCCGACGAGTCCGATGCGGAACAGGTTGAGCGGTTTGTGCGCAGGCTGCCACTGGCGAACCGCAGGGTCGTCATGTCGTTCTACATCGGCCGGGAGTCGCCTGTGGTAGCGGCTCGCCGATTCGGCCATTCCCGCGAGCGTTTCTACATCCTGCTCGATGAAGCCGCGGCGTGGTGCGGCGAGGTGACGTGATTGCTTGCAAGCCGGCTTCATTCGGCTACAATTAGTCCGGGGCGAAGCTATGCCCGAAATCTGCCGGCCATGTGCCGGTTTTTTTGTTTCTGGGCTGGGCTACCCCGGCTACAGGAGGCTGCGCAAACAGCGCAGAGTTGCGCATGGGCGGAAAAACCAAAACCAGCGGGCAGGGTAGGCCGAAGGGCGTACCCAACCGCAACACGCAGGCCGTGAAGGACATGATCCTCGAGGCTTTGTCAAAAAAGGGCGGCGCCGACTATCTGGCCCGTCAGGCCGATGAAAACCCGGCTGCCTTCATGACTCTTGTGGGAAAAGTTCTGCCGCTGCAGGTCACTGGTGACGGCGGTGGCGCGCTAGCAGTGACATGGCTGCCGCCCAGCGAGTCATAACGATCCCATATTCGCCCCGCCGCGCGTTCCTGCCGCTCCACAGGCGGTCCCAGCGCTGGGCTGTGGTGGTTGCCCACCGCCGAGCCGGCAAGACGGTGGCGTGCATCAATGAACTGATAGCGAAGGCCATTCAAAAGCCGGGTGGCCGGTTCGCGTATGTGGCGCCGTTCTTTCGCCAGGCTAAGGCCGTGGCTTGGGATTACCTCAAGACGTTTTCTCGCCCGCTGCCGGGGCTGAGCATCAATGAGGCTGAGCTGCGGGTTGATTTCCCAAACGGCGCGCGCATCCAGCTGTTCGGCGCCGACAATGCTGACGCGCTGCGAGGCCTCGGTTTCGATGGATTGGTCGCAGACGAATATGGCGACTGGAAACCATCGGTTTGGGGCTACGTCATTCGCCCTGCGCTGGCCGACAAGGCTGGGTGGGCAGTAATCATCGGGACGCCTAAGGGCCGCAACTCGTTTTACGAGGCGTACCGCGACGCGCAGGCCAGCCCTGATTGGTTTGTGTCGACGATCAAGGCCAGCGAATCAAACCTGCTGCCCGCCGCTGAACTGGACGCCTTGCGCGCCGAACTGACCGACGACGCGTGGCGCCAAGAAATGGAATGTGATTTTGACGCCGCACTTCCGGGCGCCATTTTCGGCAAGGAGCTGTACGAGCTGGAGAACTCCGGCCGGCTGCGGACTGGGCTCTACGACCCGGCGCTTCCCGTACATGCGGTACTCGATTTGGGTTATAGCGACGACACTGCCATCTGGTGGTTTCAGGCCAGAAACGAACTGCGGCTGATTGACTGCTACAGCTCGAACGGGATGCCGATCGCGCACTACAACGACGTTTTGCAGGCCAAGCGCTGGAAATACGGCGAATGGCTTTGGCTGCCACACGACGCCAGGGCGAAGTCCTTGCAGACGGGTCGCAGCATTGAGGAGCAGTTCCGCAGCCTCGGCTGGAAACCGCGCATCGTCCCCGAGCTTGGGCTGGTCGACGGCATACAGGCCGCGCGCCTGACGCTGGCCGACGCGCAGGCAGACGAGGCGTGCCGTGAAGGCCTCGACGCGCTGAAGCAATACCAACGCGAATTCGACGAAGACAAGAAATGTTTCCGCGACCGACCACGGCATGATTGGACGTCGCATTACGCAGACGCCTTTCGCTATGCCTGCCTGGTCTGGCGCGAGGAAATGAAACCGAAATCAGCGCCAGCTGCGCGGTTTCCTGAGCATCGAACGATCAACGAAATGATTCGCCGGCAAACACGACGCCGGCTCGAGGACGCCTAAATGCCGGCCGGAACAGATCCGCAGGACATTTTCCAGAACGGGCAGTGGTACAGCCGTGGAGGCTTGCCTATCGTCCCGCAAATGCTGTCTCTGTCCAGTGTTCCCGTTGGCATTGGGTCGTCCGGTTCGGTGGCCGCAAACGGCGCAGTGACGTTAACCACCGCCATGGCTCTGACGTATCCCAGCATCTGGCTGTACTTCCCCGCCGGCGCTTTGTTCGCCGCCAGTTCGGCGGGTTTCTACTATTGCACCATGTCGTCAACGACTGCGGCGCAGGCCTACAACATTCGGCTGACCTCTGGCGCGCCCCACTTGCCGTCCGCTGCTGATTTGACTGCGGGCGCAATTGTTGCTGCTGGTCCTGGGGCATATACGCAGACGACATCTACGCAGCTGGACGCGATTACCATTAGCATCCCCGGCGGAACGATGGGGCCGAATGGAATGCTCATGCTCACAAACGAAGCGACAGCCCCATCCAACGCGAACGCCAAGGCTATCTGGCACACGTTCGGCGGTTCGTCATTGTCAAACGTGACGCTCATCAACACATCGACGGTTGCCAGACTTAAGAAGGTGGTGGCGAACCGTGGCGTACAGAACCAGCAGTATGTGAGCCCATTAAACAGCCAAATCGTGGCAACCGGCGCGCCAACTCTGCTAACGGTGGATTCGTCCGTTGCTCAAAACATCGTCACGCGCGTCCAGCTAACGGTGGCAACCGATTATCTGGTCATTGAAAGCCAGCTGCTCGAAGTGTTGCCGGCCTAGAATGGAACCCGTCGAACTCGAAAAAGTCGCCGACCTCGGCACCTCGCCGCAGGCGGTGGCGCGCCGCTGGAAGCTGGAGTTGAAGCTGGCGGCCAAACGCGAGGAGGCTTGGCGCAAAAAGGCGCGCGACGTCTGCGAGCTGTACACGCCGGACAACCCGGTCGCGAATTCGTTCAACATCCTCTGGACCAACACCGAGACCCTCCGTCAGGCCGTCTACAACTCGTTACCTCAGCCGCAGGTGCGCCGCCGGTACAACGACGAGGACATGGTCGGTCAGGCCGTATCGCAGGTTCTGCAGCGCTCGCTGGAGTTCTGTCAGGAGGCCTATGATTTTGATGGCGCGATCAAGGGCGACGTGCTAGCCATGCTGCTCCCGGGCCGCGCTGTTTCTCGAGTCCGCTATGTGCCCAGCCTTCGCCAGATGCCCGCAGAACAGCCGGAGTCCGAGGGTGAGGACTACGAAGCCGAAGACGAGGATGAGGGCGAGGACAGCGCAGAAGCCACGGTTGAGGAGGGCGAGGAGGTCGACTGGGAACAGGTCGTCGTCGAGCGCGTCCAGTGGGATGATTTTCGTTGTTCCGATGGTCGGGTGTGGGACGATGTTTGTTGGGTGGCGTTCCGCCATCACCTGAGCCGCGACGAGCTTGAAGACAAGTTCGGCGACGTCGGGATGCGCGTGCCTTTGAATTCGGTAGCCGACGATGACGTTAAGGCGTACGAAATGGAGTCGCTTTTCAGCACCGCCGAGGTGTGGGAAATCTGGGACCGCGACGAAAAAGAGGTCGTTTGGATTGCCCAGGGCTACCCGGTTCCGCTGAAAATTCAGGACGACCCGCTCGGCCTGCAGGGCTTCTACCCCTGTCCGCGCCCGCTCTACGCCATCGAACAGCACGACACGCTGGTGCCGTCGACGCTGTTCTCGCAGTACGAGCAGCAGGCTCGCGAACTGAACCGCATCAGCCGGCGCATCAACAGTCTGGTCGAGGCGCTGCGTGTTCGTGGTATCTACGACGCGACGCTGACCGAACTCGGCGAACTGATGAAGGCCGGCGACAACGAGCTGGTGCCGGCGGCGAACGTGACCGCGCTGCTCGAGCGTGGCGGTCTCGACAAGGCCATCTGGTTCATGCCGATGCAGGTGGCGGCTGGCGTGCTCCAGCAGCTGTACGCGCAACGTGAGCAGTGCAAAGCGGTGATTTACGAGATTACCGGGATTGCCGACATCATGCGGTCGGCGACCAACCCTGCCGAGACGTTCGGCGCGCAGCGGCTCAAGACGCAGTGGGGAACCCAGCGTCTGCAGCGGCTGCAACGCGAAACGCAGCGCTACATCCGCGACATTTTGCGCCTGAAGGCAGAAATCATTGCGGAAAAGTTCCAGCCGGAAACGCTGAAACAAATGACGCTGGTGGATTTGCCTACAGACGCCGATGTGCAGCGCGAACTGGCGCAGCAGATGCAGCAGTACCAGATGTCTGCCATGCAGGCTGCGCAACAGGGCCAGCCGCCGCCCCCGCCGCCGCAGCCGCCTCAGGTGGTGACGTGGGAGCTTGCGATCGAGACGATGCGCAATGACTCCGCCAGGACTTATCGCATCGACATCGAGACCGACAGCACGCTGGGCGCCTCGCAGGATGAAGACGTTTCAGGCATTGCGCAGCTGATGAGCGGCGTGTCGCAACTGATACAGGGGCTTGGGCCAGCGGTTGCGTCTGGCATGATGCCGAGTGAAGCGGTCAAAGAAATCGTCATGGCGGCGGTCCGGCGCGCTCGAATGGGCAGTGCCGTCGAAATGGCGCTGTCGAAGATGCAGCCCCCGGCGCCTCCGCAGGACAACGCAGGGCAGGCTGAGCAACAAAAACTGCAGATGCAGGCCGAGCAGCACGCTGCAGAGTTGCAACAGCAGGCGCAGCTTGAGCAGATGAAGGCGCAGCTCTCGATCCAGACCGAGCAAGCCAAGCAGCAGGCGCAGGCCGAACAGGCGGCGCAGGAAAACGAACTGCAGGCCCAGCGCGAACTGCAGAAGCAGCAGCTGCAGGCCGAGCTAGACCAGCGCAAGGCCGAATTGGACGCCATGGCCACGCAACAGCAGATGGAGTTTGAGCGATGGAAATCGGAGCTGGAGGCGTCGACGCGGATAGTTATAGCCGAGATTGGCGCGGGCTCGCGCGGCGATGGGATGACGGAGCCAATGCGTCCGACGACCAGTTATCTGGGGTCGATGGTGGGCGACGCCGTGAAGGCTGCGAATGCCGAGGTTGTCGGTGCGCTGGGCCAGCAGATGGCGCTACAGGCGCAGCAGAACGCCGCCAGCGTCGCCGCGATGATTGAAGGCCTCAGCAGGCTGGTCGAGGGCATGAATCGCCCGAAACGCATTGTGCGTGGCCCTGACGGGCGGGCGCTGGGGGTTGAATAGTGGCTGACAACGTAGGTTATACGCCAGGGTCCGGCGCAATCGTTGCGGCCGACGACATTGGAGGCGTGCTGCACCAGCGAGTCAAGCTAGCGCTTGGCGCAGACGGCACGAACGACGGCGACCTGTCAGCCACTAACCCGATGCCGGTGACGGGCAGCGTTGCGGTCACGACTGCGACGCCGCTTGAGGTCACTGCCACCACGCCGCTTGATGTCGACGTCACCAACGTGGTCGAGGCGACGATTTCCAATGGCGAATTGATCGAGGCCCTTGAGGCCATGCGCATGGCCGTGCATTCGCTGACGCGCTCCATTGGCCAGACGATGCCCGACGTAGCCGGCAGAATGCGCGTTGCGCTTGACGCCATTTCTGCCTCGCTGACGCTGGCCACGGTTACGACGGTGGGCACGGTTACAACGTGCTCGACCCTGACCAACCAGACGCAGCTGGGCGGCAACCCGGCATTTGAACAAATCCCGGCGCTGATGCGCCTCGGCGCGGACAGCCTGCGCCGAAACATTGTGGTGAGCTAATGGCAACGACAAACGGCAATCGCGCGATTCTGGACCTCAAGCGTTGGGAATTCTGCTCGCCAGCGCCGATCGCGACCGCAGCGGGCTCGTTTATCGCCAGCAGCCGACACTACCGCCAGCGCCAGCTGTATGTGTCCAGCGCTACCGTCCATTACATCTACGATCCGGCCGAGGACGCATGGGTACAGATTCCGTCTGGCGCCTTAGCCGGCACGTTTGCGGTAGGCGCGTGCGGCACAGCGACCGCAATCGGCCCGTCCGGCACGGCGACCGCAGGGACGACCAGCACCATTACGACCAACCTGACGCTGGCGCAGGATTTGCGCGGATATTCGATCCACATCACAGGCGGTCCAAACGCTGGCCTGACAACGCCAATCCTGTCCAACACGACGGGCACCAATTCGGTAATTACCGTGGCGACGCAGGCGTCTGCGTTTACGGTAGCCACGACCTACCGTTTGCTGACGCCGCGCTGGTACGTCCTGAATGCCATCACGGCAGCCGGCACGACTACGGCCAACGTGTTCAAGTACTACGATTTGGCCACCAACACATGGGCAGCCGCTGAGACCGGCGCAACGGACGGAATCGCCCCTGCTGCCGTCATTGGCACCGACAGCAAACTGATTTGCACTCCATCGTGGCAGGGTTCCAATTACAATTCGTTTGCGACCGGAACCGCAACGGCAGGCGGCGCATCCACGCTTACCAATTCCGCAAAAACGTGGACCGTCAACCAGTGGACCAATTCGCAGGTCCGCATTGTCAGCGGCACTGGCGCGGGCCAGATTCGCACCATTGCGTCAAACACGGCGACCGTGCTCACGACCTCTGCCGCGTGGACCACGACCCCGGACGCAACCTCGGTCTACAGCATCGAGGGCAATGACGATTTCATTTACTACATGGGCAGCAATGCTGTGACGCTGTACCGCTACAGCATCAGCGCCGGCACTTGGACGACGCTAAGCCCTGGCGTTGCACGCGCTGCTGCGCCCGGCGCCGGCATGTCGGGTCATTGGATCTGGGAAACGACTGATGCCACTTGGAACAGCGAATCGGCCATTTTGTCGGGGCGGTATATCTATTCGTTTCGCGGCGCTGCCGGCGCGGTTCTCGACCGTTACGACATTGCAGGCAACACATGGACCAATGCGCTTACCTATGCGCCTGCGACCGAGACGTTCACCACCGGCACCAAGTGGACGTACCGAGAGAATTATCTTTACGCGCAAAAAGACGCGACCGGTCGATGGCTTGAATACAACATCGTGACCGGTGAACAAGGCGGTTGGTCTGTGATGACGTACACGCAGGGCGCGGCCATTGCGGGCGATACGTCGTTCGACGTGAAGTTCACGGACGGAGCCACCAAGATTGATTACGTTTACATGGTTTTGAACACCAGCACTGTGATGCTGCGCTGTATGGTGATTTGATGAACGCCACCGATTTGATCGAGCAGGCGCAGCGGTGGCTGGCGCGGCAGACCCAGCTGCGAGCCGAGGCGGAGCGATTGGGCGATGCGCAGTCTATCGCTGCAATTGATGCCGAAATTGCGGAGACCGAGTCCACGATTGCGCAGCTGCAAACGCTGGAGTAACCCATGTTGTTAACGCTGCTCCAGAGCGTAACGACTCCGGTGCCGCCAGTCGTTGTCCCGACCAAGGTCGGTGGCGACGATGTTCCGCGAATCGAAATATGGGAAACCAGACAGGCCAGGCGTAAGGCGCGCGAAGTCCGGCGCTCGATTGAGGTTCTGCGCGAGGATTTGCCGCAAGACGTTGAGGTTGAGGCGCTGCCGCCGATTCCGATTCGGGTTGATAGCCCGGACTGGTCGGCCTACCTGCGCCAGCTGAGCGACATCGAGCAGCAGCTGCGCATCGTGCGCGAGCGACTGGCGGAACAGGACGACGAAGAGGTTTTGTTGCTGTTATGAGAACTCGATACATCCAGCATCCCGAGACCGGAGAGCTAATTCTGGCCGAGGACTACCGCGCCCCGCACCGGCCTGCGTTCTACGTTCAGCCCGATTTGCCCGACTATGAGAGCCCAATCGACGGGCGCGTCGTGCATGGCCGCGCAGGCCGGCGCGAAGACCTGCGCCGCAGCGGTTCGCGTCCGTATGAGGGGCGCGAGGTTGAGGCGCGAGAGGCGGCCCGCGTGCGCAGGAATCACGAGGCGGCTCAGGAACGCGCAATTGAGCGCACCGCGCAGGCGGTCTTGGCCAACATGTCCCCAGAGAAAAAACGCGCACTGATGCGCGGAATGTGAGGTAGCAAATGGCGTTTACCGAAGCCCAGTTGATCGCAGAGGCCGACCCCGCCGGCACTGCTCGCACTGTTGTTTTTGACAATTTCATCCCGGTTGGCACAACCCTGACTGACGTTTATGCGGTCGGTGTCGTGGCGCCGTATGCGGGCCGCAGCCGCTGGGTTCAGCTGTCGCAGACTCGCACGCCTGCGCAGGCCTGGGGCGATGTTCAGGCCGCATTGGCCTAAGGAGATTTCATGCTCGGAAACGAAGGCGCAACCGCCGAAGTTGAGAACGCACCCGAGGCCGAAGCGCCCCGGACAATGGAAGAAACGATCCGCGAAACCCTGCACAGCATCAGGGACCGTGGCGACAGCGAGCCTGTAGAGGCCGAGGACGAAGTCCCGGAAACGCAGGCCGAAGCGGAGCTGGAGCCGGAAACGGAATCAGCCCGCCCGGCGCCCAATACATGGCGCAAGGATGTGGCTGCGAAATGGGCCACGTTGCCGCCAGAAGTGCAGGCCGAGGTCGAGCGTCGAGAATCCGATTTCCATAAGGGCATCGAGAAATACAAGGCGGCGGCGCAGTTTCAGGACGACGTGCAGAAGGCCGTGGCGCCGTATGTGCCGACATTTCGTTCTCTCGGCATATCGCCTGCGGAAGCCATTCAAGGCCTGATGTCGACCGATGCGGTTCTGCGCAACGGGACGCCGCATGAAAAATTGGCCACGTTCCAGTCGCTGGCTCAGCAGTACGGCATCGACCTTGGACAGGCACAGAGTTTTCAGGGCGCAGATCCACAAGTGTCTGCGCTACAGCAACAGATTCAGCATCTGCAGAGCTATCTGCAGCAGCAAGAGACCAAGGGCCAGCAGGCCGAACAGGCGGCGGTTAACACCGAGATCGCCCGATTCGCCTCTGATCCAAAGCATGGGCACTTTGATCAGGTTCGAGAGCACATGGCCGCGCTTCTACAAGCCGGCCTCGCCAAAGACCTGTCCGACGCCTATGCACAGGCTGTCTACGCCAACCCCACGACCAGAGCCGCTGTTCAACAGCAGCAGGCCAAGGCGTCGAAAGGGAGCGCGGCACAGGCGGCCAAGGTGGCAAAACAGGCGGCGAGCGTGAATGTGCGCTCAAGACCCGCAATGGCACCTGAAATGGCCGCCGGCCAAACAATGGACGAAACCATTCGTGCCACCCTGAGACGCCTCAGGGGCGCGTAATCAACTTTTTTTAGGAGTTCACCATGCCTTCACCCGGACAGGGCTACGCTGCTGGTGCGTTCAACGTGTTCAGCGAACTGGTCGCCACGACCTATCGCCTGCACTCGAAGGACGTTGCCGACAACGTGTCCAAACACAACGCTCTTTTCCGTCGCTTGACCGAGGCCGGTAAAATCCGCCTTGAAGATGGCGGCCTTTCCATCGTGCAGCCGCTCGAATATGCGGCCAACAGCACCTACACCCGGTACTCGGGCTTCGACGTTCTGGCGATCAACGCCGTTGACGTGCTGAGCGCCGCCGAATATCCGTGGCGTCAGGTGGCCGTGAATGTTGCGATTTCCGGTCTGGAAATGCGCACCAACAGCGGCGAGGCTCGCATCATTAATTTCGTGAAAGCGAAGATTAAGAATGCGCAGAACTCGCTGGCCAACGGCCTGTCGGTCGACCTGTACAGCGACGGCACTGCTGCCAACCAGATGAACGGTCTGCAGGC